CAAAAAAATCCCGCGCTGGGAGACGCGGGCGGCAAGGAATAAACAACAAAACGTGAAGTAATATTTCAGCTGGCGAATAATATCCGACAGTAATCACTCTGCGCAATAGCGCGGCCTTTTTCGTATTGCGGGCTGTTGTCTATCTTCTGCCATTATCCTGTAACTTCCGGACTTCAGCCCGCTCCTCATTTTACTCACAATATTATCCAGGCCGGGAGGATTCATGGCATTTAAACACTATGACGTGGTCAGGGCGGCGTCGCCGTCAGACCTTGCGGAGCGACTGACACAAAAACTGAAGGAGGGGTGGCAGCCATTTGGCAGTCCGGTGGCCATCACGCCTTATACCCTGATGCAGGCCATTGCGGCGGAAGGTGATGTCACCACACCTGTGGTGGTGAAGCCGTCGGATGGAGAAGGCGCAGTTATCAGCACCACCAGCAACTCGGAGTATTACTTTGTTGTTGCCCTGGCCGGGCAGTCAAACGGTATGGCGTATGGTGAAGGGCTTCCGCTGCCGGAGACATATGACCGTCCGGACCCGCGCATTAAACAGCTGGCGCGTCGCAGCACTGTCACGCCGGGTGGTGCGTCCTGTAACTACAATGACATTATTCCTGCGGACCACTGCCTGCATGATGTTCAGGATTTGAGTAAGTTTTCACACCCGAAAGCCAGCGCAGCTCAGTATGGATGCGTGGGGCAGGGATTACATATCGCGAAGAAATTGTTGCCGTTTATTCCGGCGAATGCCGGTATTCTTCTGGTTCCGTGCTGCCGTGGTGGTTCTGCATTTTTGGCGGGCGATGAAGGTACCTTCAGCGAATCCACCGGCGCAAGCGAGACCTCGGCACGCTGGGGTGTAGATAAGCCACTGTACAAGGACCTGCTTACCCGTACTCAGGCCGCACTGAAGGCTAACCCTAAAAATATTCTGCTTGCAGTGGTCTGGATGCAGGGCGAGTTTGATTTGAAACAGGGTGCATACGCCACTCAGCCGGGGCTGTTTGATTCCATGGTGGAAAAATATCGTTCTGACCTGTCGGAATTCGGAGGTCAGTGTCTCGGGGGCTCTCCGTCATCGGTTCCCTGGATTTGTGGCGACACGACCTACTACTGGAAGCAGACTTATTCTTCGCAATACGATGCGGTGTATGGTGCATACAAGACGAAATCCGCAAAAAAAATCTTCTTTGTGCCGTTTAGACGGATGAAAACGGGCGAAATGTGGGTACCAACGAGCCGTCAGAAGATCCGGATGTTGCGGATATTGGGTATTACGGAGCCGGTGGTCGAACGGACGCCAAAACCTGGACGACGGCCGACCGTAAAACGCATTTTGGATCATGGGCACGTCGTGGGATTATTTCCGACCGTCTGGCAACGGCGATTCTTGTGCATGCCGGGAGAACCGCTGAATTCATTACCGGAAAACAGCCTGATACGGTGAAGCCCACCGGACCTTCCGGTGAAGGTACGGAGAGAGAGCCGGAAGCCCCGGTCAGTAACCGAACCCTGATGAGTCTGCTGGCGTCCGGCGAAGACCTGGCATCACAGGGCTGGCGCTATTATCACAAACCGGCGAGCGGAGACAATGTTAACAAAAACATTGCTGAAGCGGTGGTCAGTGATGCGGGGGCTACGGGAGGTAAGGCCCTGCAACTGAATAAACCGGAAAACCACATCTGGTTTCTGGAGCATGATGCAGCCGGACAGGGAGTGGAGTTACTGAAGAAGGGGGGACGTGTGAGCGTACGGTTTAAGTTGCCGGGTTCACTGGTGCCGAATCGGTTTGCCCTGGGCATTTACTGGCAGTTGTCGTCCCTGCCGGAGGGAGTGACGCTGGCAGAGGAAGGCAACGACATGCTGATGTCCTTCTTCCTGCAGACGGATGCGACGAACCTGAACGCGATGTACCACAAGAAGCCGAATGCGAAGCTGGATACGTTCGGGGTCTTTGATAACGGATGGCACACACTGGCTTTTGAGTTTGCCGGAAACAACAGCATTCAGGTGACGCCGGTACTGGATGAGAAACGGGGGACGCCGTTCACACTGGTGAAATCTCCGGCATCAGGGGCGGCGGACAAACTGCAACTGACAGGCATATCAAAGGCGGCGACATATACGCTGCTGATTGACAGTGTGAAGGTGGAAGTGAACAACGCGGATGCCGCGGCATGATAAAAAAAGCCGCCAGCGGCAGGAACGGAAGCTGGCGGAGGTAATCCCAATGGAGAATGTAAAGAAAAGATGCTTTCGTATATCGGTTTTTTAAATGAAAGCAGTTCTCATTGTCAACCATAACGGTAAGAAACTATGACATTTATTCATCAGGTGATGCTGTACTTCTGTACGGCGGTCTGTGTGCTGTATCTTCTTTCGGGTGGGTACAGGGCAGTGCGCGATTTCTGGCGCAGGCAGATTGATAAAAGGGCCGCAGAGAAAATCAGTGCCAGTCAGTCAGCCGGAACAAAACCCGAAGAGCCTCTCATTCCGTAGCAACTTTCTTAACAACACCTTTCAACGAGAAAATACCATGTCAGAAATAAAATCGCTGGTCACTGCTGAAGCAGTGAAGGAAGTCCTGCGCTCTGAAGAAGTCAGAAGCGCACTGAAACAGCAACTTCGGCAGAACCTTGAGGCGCGTCTTGATGCAGAAGTGGATGCCATTCTGGATGAACTGCTGGGCGCACCGACTGTTCCGGAGCCGGAAGGCATTGCGGATGACAGTGCTGTTTCAGATGGCGTCGGGTCTCAGCCTGATGGTAGCAGTGAGCCTCAGCCTGACGGCGAAATGATGATGTAACCATGCGCAGGGGCTGTCGGTGTGAGCTGATGCCCCTCTTGTTGTTGTGAGCTTCCGGATTGCGGGAGACGGGGTATGTACCAGATGGAAAAAATCACAACAGGTGTGTCATACACCACGTCAGCGGTGGGGACGGGCTACTGGTTCCTGCAGCTGCTGGACAGGGTTTCCCCGTCTCAGTGGGCGGCAATAGGCGTACTGGGGAGTCTGCTGTTTGGTCTGCTGACGTACCTGACGAACCTGTATTTCAAAATCAGAGAGGACCGTCGTAAGGCGGCTCGGGGAGAGTAGACGATGAATAAAAAATATGAACTGGTTGTAAAAGGGATAAATCATTACCCGGATAAGATAGCTGTTACTGTGGCACTGGAAATTGGTGGGTATCCGCCACTGTTGTTGCCAAATGTGGCGATTAGTCTTGACCGTACTGAAGGTGCCACGCTGGAGTTTTACGAAGCTGAGGCGAAAAAGCAGGCGAAGCAGTTTTTCATGGATATTGCTGCCGGGTTATGTGAAGGGGATGAACCGTTGCCAGAAAAGCGCCCCATAATTTTAGAGGCGCAGGATGTGTTGATAACCTACAAAGGAAAGCTACCGGGAAGAATTACTGATGCTCTGAAGATGCCGCCGTCAACACTGCGGTCAGAAAAAGATGATATTGAATCACGCATTGAAAAACTGGAGTGCTGTGTTACTGAATTGAAAAAAAGCACCCCAACAAAAAATGAGGTGCTTGCAGCAGATGAAATGAAAGAAACTATTCTTGAATTAGCTGCGCGCCTGAACTGCGCTTCACTGTTGAAAGAGCATTTTCAGCAGCCTGAAAAAAAACGCCGCGATGAGCAGCAGTTTGCGGCGTTTTACGATTATTGCCGGAAAGTGATGAGCAGAAATCTCGCAGAGTGTTTCAGTATTCATAATGATAATTTCAGTGAGCTGGAATGGGAGTGTAACCGGCCATCCTTTGTTGTATCCGGTGATGGTGGGAAAATAACCATCTCAGAAAATGGGAAAGTAACACCTCCATCGCACCAGCACAGTGAGGAGCTCATTGAATTTGCCATTGATTACCTGAAGAACAATAAAAAGCAGGGGCTGATGAAGCGCGTTGGCCGTTGCATGGGATATCTGCAGGTAGCTGCTGAGATTGAAGCGCTTGCCAGTGGTGCAGACAGGGATACTGCGGTGCGGGAGGTCCTTCTTCGTGATTTCAATACTCCGCCCTTTAAGAAAGAGCCTGATGGCTGGCTCCAGCCGGGGCTGAATTATCTCAAAGGGCGGATATAAGTACTGTTATCTGTTACCTGATAATTGTCTGAACAGGCGATCTTTTTGTGATTTGGCGTAATGATTATCCCATTCGCAATCAAGGTAACTTAATTCTTCATTTAACCAGTCATCTATATTGTCTTTCAGGCGAAGGAGCAAGGTTGGTGTTAATGCTCCGGATATAATACTGAGAGTTGCAGTAGTGAGAGCTCCATACGGTTCAGCCTGAATGGCCTTTACTGCTTCGTGTTCTTGCGGGAGGAGTAAAAGGCATTCCGATTTTACCCGCTCATTTATGGCTTGCAGGTATAAATCATAATTATGTTGATGGTTATGCATAGTTAATCCTCGACTGGAATTGTCAGATATATTTTCAGCCAGCAGATAAAACGCCAGTGCCCACCACTGGCAGGCTGAAGACTTAACATATCCAGGGGGCCGGAACCGATAAATCCTGATAAATATCCATGAACGCAAAAATCCGATACGGCCTGTCGGCTGCCGTTCTGGCGCTGATTGGTGCAGGGGCGTCTGCGCCTGAAATCCTCGACCAGTTTCTTGACGAAAAAGAAGGCAACCACACCACGGCATACCGTGATGGTGCGGGTATCTGGACCATCTGCCGTGGTGCCATCATGGTGGATGGCAAACCTGTCGTTCCGGGCATGAAGTTGTCGAAGGAAAAATGCGACCAGGTTAACGCCATTGAGCGTGATAAAGCGCTGGCGTGGGTGGAGAAAAACATCAGAGTGCCGCTGACCGAACCCCAGAAAGCGGGGATCGCGTCATTCTGTCCGTACAACATTGGTCCCGGTAAGTGTTTCCCGTCGACGTTTTACAGACGAATTAATGCAGGTGATCGCAGGGGAGCATGCGAAGCGATTCGCTGGTGGATTAAGGACGGTGGCAGAGACTGCCGTATTCGCTCAAACAACTGTTACGGTCAGGTATCCCGTCGCGACCAGGAGAGTGCGCTGGCGTGCTGGGGAATTGACAGATAAGCAGAATATTTTGCTGAAAAATGCGGTTTGCTCACACGGACGGATAACACGAAATCCTGCGAACTGACAAAAACTAAGTGAATAAAAGTAAAAACCCCGTTTGTTGGCTGCAAGCGGGGTTTTGTGTTTCTGACCTTGGATAAGGCAAGGGAGAACATGGAAAAGTATAAACGAATTCTGTTGAGGTTGACTATGAAAAACGGCCTTGAACTGAAAGCGCCAGTAACTGATGACATCAGCAGAGCGCTGGCTTTTGCTATTAAGTGGGTGGCGGTTGGTATCGCTGTGTCTCCGATACTGTATGGGCTGGCAAAACTGGTCATTGCGCTGAAATCGTGAACTTTAAAAAGATGAGTGCTGAACTTATTCGGGCAATGGCATTTGCCATTCGTATTGTGGCCATTGCTGTTCTGGTCTGGGCAATCCGTTGGTGGTGATATGAACCGTGTTCTGTGTGTGGTGATTATTGTCCTGCTGGTAGCCTGTGGTGTGCTTAGTCTGGGGCTGAATCATTACCGCGATAACGCCATCACCTACAAAGCGCAGCGCGATAAAAAAGCCAGAGAGCTGGAGCTGGCAAACACAACCATTACTGACATGCAGCAGCGTCAGCGTGATGTTGCTGCGCTGGATGAAAAATACACAAAGGAGTTAGCCGATGCGAGAGCTGAAAATGAAACTCTGCGCGCTGACGTTGCCGCTGGTCGCCGCAGCCTGCGTATCAACGCCACCTGTCCAGGTTCCGTGCGTGAAGCCACCGGCACCGCCCGCGTGGATAATGCAACCGGCCCCCGACTGGCAGACACCGCTGAACGGGATTATTTCACCCTCAGAGAACGGTTGATGACAATGCAGAAGCAACTGGAAGGGGCGCAGGACTATATCCGCACTCAGTGTATTAACTAGTATTTTTGTTATCCGGAGAATGCATGAAGAAATTACTGGTAACCGTAAAGCCTTTTCAGGGAACAATTCCGTTCCGTATTTTGCAGCGTGGTCGTGTTCTTGTTGAAGGTTCGTTCAGTGGTAAATGTACGCAATTACACTCCCGGACCTTTCAGGTGAATGCCACGAATGAAGAGCTAACCGTTGAGTGTACGATGAATGCCGCTAAATGCCGCATGGTATCCGCTGCATTACAGCCAGTGTCTTGAGCGACCTTATTAACCATGCGCGGTATTGTCGCCGTATCCCCGCATTAACAGAGACCGCAGCCCGACCGGGAGACTCCTCTGCGCGAGTGTGCGGGGATAATCAAAAACGATACACACCGGGGTTTACCGCGTTAACGGAGCGCGGCGTTGTCCCCTCATGGTCGCTGGTCCGGTGCGATGGTGGAAGAAACCGGACGATGTGTTACCTCGCAAGCTCTGTTATGTCATGTGTCTGATTTGTGATTTAAGTCGGATAATTGTCGTTGCCATTAAGCAGAGGATTGATGACCGACAGGGTGGCATTGTTAGAATAAGACGTATTCTTATCTGTGCCGGGAATGAAAATGAAAAGAAACCTTCCGTTAATTATTTTGTTGTCTTCTCTGGTGATGGGCTGTACGCAACATAAAACAGATATGCCCCGACAGTTGGTTAAGGCATTACCACAATATCCGGCCTATGCAGCGGCAAATTATATAAAGGGACGGGTTGATGTGAAGTTTGATATTGGTGCTGATGGTACTGTCACCCGAATTGAGTTTATCCGTTCAGAGCCGCACCATTTGTTTGATGAGCAGGTTGTAAAGGCGATGGCAAAATGGCGATTTGAGAAGGACAGGCCGTGTAAAGGCGTGAAGAAAACGTTTATCTTTAGTCCTTCTGCACCCTGATTATTTCATCAGAAATTAATTATCACTCTGTTGTTATTCTGTACATCCCGGCAGGGTAAGTCTTGTTCCGTCGGATATGAAGATGAAATATTGTTGGAGGACAGTGGGTACCTGCTCCTGTAACCGAACGTTCATTTCTCGTTATTTTTCATGCTGGCCGGGCGCAGATGCGTTGCATCTGTTGCCAGCCTTCTCCTGCAGGCTTCAATAACCCACGCTGAAAAGTTACCGGACCCTTTATGCTCAAGGGCGATGTTGATCTGTTCAATCATGTGATTGGGGAAACGGATATTGCGGGTTGTGGTTCTGCGGGTACGGTTTTTCGATGACATATTTATTTCCTTTACTGATTGCCATATGACGGGGATTTTACATGGCTGAGCTTCGTACACTCCAGAGCAGAATCAAAACACTGAATACCCGACGGGTGAATATTCTGAAGGGTGAACAGCGTCGTGTCAGTGGCAGTGCACGTGTTTCCCTCAAGCGTCATATCTGGCTCAGGGACGCCGGGCAGTGCCGTCTCTGTGGTCGTGTGGTTGACCTCTGTGACAGTGAACTCGATCACCGAATTGCACTTCAGTTCGGTGGTGGTAATGAGGAGACGAATCTCTGGACGCTCTGTACCGAATGCCATCGACAAAAGTCTGCTCGTGAAGCGGCGAGTGATATGCCGGACCCGACGCTGCCGGAGGTGTCCGGAGGTAGTGGCAGAGAGGACGACATCATCGGACTGTAACCCGACCCCGGGGGGGTATCATCCGGCGTAAAAAACGATCGCTTTGGACACCGCGCCCCCTCTCACGCAGAGAAAAAATTCCCGTTTCAGGGCAGTTAACATGTTAACTGGCTGCCCGGGCATTTTTGCGGTTTTTATCTTTATTATTCAGTTTGTTGTGCGGAAAAAATGTTAACAGGCTTTTTCAGCAAATGTTAACCAGGCAGCAGTTAACATTTGCGGCATGAGACGCCGGGAAAAATGGGCTGAACCATACCCGGCTGAGTGCGTTCTGGACCCGGGAGGAGGCTGTGCTGACAACGCAAAAACGAAAATTTGCGCTGGCGCTCATGTCCGGGAAAAACAAAACAGCGTCAGCCATTGCCGCCGGTTATTCGGCGAAGACAGCCAGGGTTAAAGGCTCGCAGCTGGCAAAAGATCCGGAGGTGCTTGCGTTTATAGCCCGTAAACAATGCGAGACGGTGGAGGTGGATGAGGTTCCTGTTTACCGGCAGAAAAAATCAGAGCAGGAGGATAAACCCCGTCGCCGTGAGGCGGCTGCAATACCACAGCCGGACGAAAACAATCCGGAGATGCCACCGTCCGCGGTGATGTCTCCTGGTATTGAATATATGGAGGATGGTCTTCCCGATCCGGTGAAAGCCATGGGGCGGATCCTGGTGGAAAACCTCTGCATTGATCCGAAACTGGCACTGGATGCGGCCTGGCGTCTGGCGCAGTTCACGCACCATAAAAAAGGGGATACCGGGAAAAAATCGGCAAAAGGTGATGCCGCGAAAAAAGCGGCTAACCGTTTTGCGGTGCCACCGCCACCCCGACTGGTGGTGAATAACGATAATGAGGGCAACGGATGATACCTGTATGGAGCACAGCCTGCCCGGACTGGGCAGAGCGCCTGAAAAAGGGGCTGTCGATTATTCCGGATCCGATTTATCCGGACGAGGCCGCACATGCCCTGGCGATTTTTAAACAACTGCGGATTGTGGATGCACCGGGTAGCCCGACGTTCGGGGAGTCCTGTGCACCGTGGGTGTTTGACCTGGTGGCGGCCCTGTTTGGCTCCTACGATGCGCAGACCGGTGTACGCCATATCAAGGAAGTTTTTATCCTTATCCCCAAGAAAAACTCGAAGTCCACGCTGGCCGCGGGGATCATGATGACTGCACTGTTACTGAACTGGCGGCAGGCGGCGGGTTACACGATTCTGGCCCCGACTGTGGAGGTGGCGGCCAACGCCTTCAACCCTGCCCGGGATATGGTACGACGTGACGATGATCTGGATGACCTCTGCCAGGTACAGACCCATACCGGTGCTGGCGGTGTATGACCCGACGGTACAGTTTGAATTCTGGTTCTCAGAAAAACGCATCACGAACACGGCACAGGTGGAAACCTCTGCCCGTTATCTGGGGACTGGCAGTCAGTGGACTGTCTCCGGCCCGCACATTAAGCCTGGGAAGGATTTCTGGTTTTATGTACGCAGCGTTAACCTGGTGGGGAAATCTGCTTTTGTTGAAGCCAGTGGACGGGCCAGCAATGATGCAGAAGGGTATCTGGGGCTGTTTCGGGAAAAAATAGGAAAACTGCATCTGGCTCAGGGGCTGTGGGAGCTGATAGACAACAGCCAGCTTGCGGATGAGATGGCGGAGATGAAGACCACCATCACCGAAACCCGCAATGAAATCACACAGACGGTCAGTAAAACGCTGGAGGACCAGAGCGCCACCATACAGCAGATACAGCGCGTGCAGAAGGACACAAATGATGA